GCGAATAATTTGCAAAATTTCATGCAGAAAGTAACCGCTCCTCAAACCATACAAAATTTCAGCAAGAAGTTCGGCATCGATTTAAAGTCAGAACTTTTAAAAGCTATTGCTGAAGGTAAAGACCCGATACTTGAAGTCCTTAATATTATTCAAAGAGCAACGGGTGGAGATGTATTTAAGGTTTCCGAGATATTTCAGGATATGCAGGTTTTAAACTTTATTAAGCCAATGATGAAGAACCTTAAAGAATATGAAGCTATAAAAAAATCTGCACTTTCTGCGAACGGAGTTGTGGATTCTGATTATCAAAATATGATGAAAACCACGCTTGAGCAGTGGAGCAAGCTGAAAATAAATATGATGGAAATAATTCTGCCAAATCTTGCAGACCCTCTAAAATCTGTAAATTCTATCCTTGAAAAGATTAACCAGAATCCCATTCTTCAAAAAGGTTTATTTGTCTCTATTATCGGACTTACAGGCGGAGGACTCTTGCTGACAGCTTTGGGAGGAGTTGTTTTTATGGTCGGAAACTTGGTTAAAACCTACGGAACACTTCTAAAAGTCGCAAGAGATTTAACTCCCGTTTTAAAACAAAATTACATAAAATTATTGGAATTTATGGGCTTAAACACTACTGCTCATAATTTTAAAATAGTTGAAAGCTTAAAAAATGCAGGCAATCCGCTAAATATAGATTTATCAAAATTTTCTTTCAAACCAAGTATTTTAGCTGATATTAGAAGAATAACAGGAGGTTTTCGTTTACTTTCCCTTACTATCCTTATCTCTCCCATTTTCTGGATTGGAACGGCATTTGCAGCAGTCGCTTTCCTTATTTATAAATACTGGAAACCTATTACAGGATTTTTCAGAGGTGTATTTAAGGGTTTAAAAGAAGGACTCTTGCCGCTCCAACCGGTTTTTATTTCTCTGGCTAAATCCTTTGCACCAATCCTTGCACCTTTAAAGGCTGTATATAGTTGGTTTAAAAATTTGATTAAGCCTGTGGAAGATACAGGCGGTGCGGCAGAAAAAATGGGAGTTAAATTCGGAAAAGTTCTTGCACAAATTATTCTTAAAATTACAGATTTGATACAAAAAATGTTCCAGCTTGGAGCGAAAGTTGCTGATTTTCTTTCCTTCGGACTTTTATCTAAAACCGGGCAAACACAAAAAACAATCGGCAAACACGCTCAGATTATACGAGATCATCTTCCACACTCTCCAGCCAAAATGGGGCCGCTTAAAGATTTGCATAAAATCAAGCTCATAGAACAAATTGCATCAACAATAAAACCTGCACCTCTAATCTCTGCAATGAATAAAGCACTTTCTTTTAAATCTAATCTCATATCAATGGGTAATTCAAGTCAAAGAGGTTCGGGCAGAGCTGTTTCAATTCATTACAATCCAGTTGTTTCAATCAACGGAGCGAGTCCGCAGGACAAAGAAGACTTCCTTCAAATGCTGAAACAGCACAAGGACGAAGTTTTAAGAATTGTAAAAGCTGAAAAACAAAGAAACATGAGGTTAGCCTACTAAGCAAAAAGACGTTTTAAACCCAAAACAATTGAGGAGATTAACAAAAAAATGTTTGCACAGCTGGGAAATATTCAATTTAACCTGATAACTTACTTTAACGGCATAGAAGAAACGCAAAAGCATAACTTCGTTGAGCATCAGACTATTGAATCTAAACCAAAGCTTCAGTTTATGGGTGATGAGTTGGATACCCTGACAATAAAACTGAATTTTCACTCATCATTTTGTGTTCCGGAAACGGAAATTAAAAAAATTAAGGACGCTGCAAAATTTCATGAAGAAATGCATTTTATTCTCGGCAACGGAAAGTATCTCGGCAAATACATCATCGAGGAAATTACTTCAACAACTCAGCAGACAGACAAGTCAGGAAATTTAATCTCGATAGAAGCTGAAATCAGATTAAAAGAGTGGTTTACAGAGCAATTAAAAGTTAAAAAGAAAGCAAAAAAACAGACAGCAAAGAAAAAAGATGACAAAAAATCTTCCGGCAATACAAATAACCAAACAAAAACACCCAAACAGATTGTGAGACAGCAGTGAGCGAAAATGAGTTAGCAAGCGGCACTCCTGCTGGCGCAGAGTTCTACGAATACATCACTAAAGACGGCGACCGTTGGGATTTAATCGCTTATGACTTTTACTCGGATGCAACTTTTTATGAAGGAATAATCACAGCAAATCCCGAAGTTCCTATCACGCCAATCCTCCCGTCAGGATTAAAACTCAAAATCCCTGTAAGGGAAGACAATAATCAGATTCAGTTCGAATTACCGCCTTGGAGAAATTAAATGTTAAAACCTGTATTTAAAATCGAATATGAGAATAAAGACATTACAGCAAGCATTGCACCAAGTGTTTTGTCTGTTACTTATTCCGATTTTGAACATGGGCAAAGCGATGAAGTTGAAATTCAGCTTGAAGACAAAGACCACCTTTGGAAATCAAGTTGGTATCCGACTAAAGGAGATACTTTAAAACTAAATATCGGCTATACCGGAGAAAAACTTCTCAACTGCGGAAGTTTTGAAATTGACGAGATGGAATTTTCTGCTCCGCCTGATGTTATTAATCTTAAAGCACTTGCCGCAAACATCAAAAAAGCACTAAGGCAGAATAATTCCGTAGCTTACGAAAATAAAACGCTTTATCAAATTGCTCAAGAAATTGCAAGCAAGCACAGCTTAAAACTTGTCGGCAATGTTAAAGATATCAAAATAAAAAGAATTACTCAAAATAACAAGCGGGACTTGGAGTTTCTTAAAAATATAGCTGAAGAATACGGATATATATTTAAAGTGTCAGACAATAAACTGACATTTTACGAAACTGCAAAACTTAAAAGCCAATCCACGGCTCTAATCATCAATAGGAAAGATATTATTTCCTACAACTTTAAGGATAAAACTCACGACCAGTATAAATCTTGCGAAGTAACTTATCACGATTCGAAAAGTAAAAAAACAATTACATCAAATATAAAAGGGACTTCAGCAAGGGCAGACACTTTAAAACTTAATACCCGCTGTGAAAACAAAGAGCAGGCTATTTTAAAAGCAACGGCAGCAATGAATAAAAACTCCTCTCTTGAAGGAACTATAACCATCATTGGCAATCCGCATCTTGTTGCGGGATTAAATATCGAACTTAAAGGACTTTACAAGCTGAGCGGAAAATATCACATCAAATCGGCAAAGCACACCATCGACAGAACTTCAGGATACAAAACAGAATTGGAGGCAGAAAAATGTTAAGGTTCGGCATTGTTACAAACATCGATGAATTAAAAGCCTGTGCAAGAGTGCAGTTTAATGATTCTGACGGAATGGTTTCTTATTGGTTATCGGTTCTACAGGCAAAAACATACAGGGATAAATTCTATATCCTGCCTGACATCGGCGAGCAGGTTGTCTGCCTTATGGATAAAAACATTGAGGAAGGCGTTATCCTCGGTTCGATTTATTCAGGTATTGATGAATGCCCGGTAATTTCAAAAGACAAAGTGAATTTAAAATTCCAAGACGGTGCAGAGTTCGAGTATGACAGAAAAGAACACGTATTAAACCTCTTATGCGAAACAATAAATATTCAGGCATTGATTAATCACTCCGGATTATTACTAAATTCAGCAGGCGTGGTTTCTGAAGGTGAAGTTATCGATCACAAAGGCAGTATGCAGTTAATCAGAAATATTTATAACGGGCATACGCATAACGAAACGGATTCAGTTACTCAAAGTCCTAATCAACAACAATAAGGTAAACATAAATGGCAAACTTGCAGGATATTAAATCTGTCGACTGGCAACCAAAATTAAATGAAATCGGCTTTATCGTAGAAGATATAGACGATGTTGACCAGTGCATAAAGATTATCCTGATGACAAAAAAAGGTTCAGTTCCTCACAGACCTGAATTTGGCTCTGACATTTGGCAGTATATCGATGCTCCCGTTAATGTTGCTATTCCAAATATCATCCGAGAAGCAATGGATGCAATAAATCTCTGGGAAACAAGAGTGGAAATTAAAGCCATAACGGCAGTTATTAACGAATCGCAAATAGCCTTAAGTATAGACAGGCATATTAAAAATACTGATAC